GTGTGGCAATGCTTGTAGTTTTTCGTTTTTTGGACCTCGTATGTCCAGTTGATTCAAAAAATCTACAATTTGCTGGCGATCGAGTGGTTGACTTGGACGCGGAAAATCTGCATCTAGTTTTACTGTGTATCCTCGCTCGTTTGCGAATTTTATTACATACGGAATCAGACCATAGTACAACAATTCGCTGTACTGATTGTACAATCGTATTTTACCGTCCCATATTTTGTGGCGATATGCAGGAGTGTATCTGGCGTTTGGTACCACAAAGGTGAAGTAGTCCACCATTTCCATACCTATGCCTGCTTCTTTGCAGCAAACTTTTGCATGCACATCATTCAAATAACGAATAATGATGTTGCTCGAATCGCTCATAAAAATATTTATATTGATTAATTTACGCCATTCACAAACTTGCGCCACTCGATAGCCGATCGAATTTGCCAATGACGATTCATAATTCCTTTTATGATCGATTCGATGTATTCTATTTTTTCACGCTGACGCTCTATCTTCAAACGCAAATTTTGCAGTTCGGTGTCGCTGTCCATGTACAAATCGACATCTTGTTTGAGTATTCGCAAAGCAAACGGCTGCCAACCATGTTGATTCAATTGCTCTTGATCCATTTTTCCGGTGTAATATTCCCACTTCAAACGACGCATCTTATCAAAATCGATTTGAATTGCACGAAGAACCAAACGTTCGTCGCTCAAAAAATTAAGATATTTGTTGTGAAGTTGTGGAATTCTTAGCGATTCACGGTCGAGTTCGGTGCCGTCCAACGCTAAATCTTGCTCGGCATGAGCACGTATTTCTTCGATTTTCATAATATAAAGTTCCTGTTTTAATTGCTGTAAAGCGATGTGATTTTAAACAAGGTATACTCGAATGTAACTGTGCTGTACTGAAACGTGGATCCCATCGATCCAGTTTGAAAATTTAATCCACCAAGGCTAGTTGGAAACAAACCATCAAAATTTATTCTAAATTTTGGAATATTGTTGCTGTCGTGAATAAACAACACACCTTCGCTGTTGAGGTGTGTGCTGGGTTCTTCGTAAGTGTCAAAATTTTCTTGGTTGGTGGATTGACGCATCCAATTGTATATTTCCAACCAATTTTTTAAATTTTCATCGACCATAAAACTTATGCTCAAGTTTTCTGGAGTCAAAGCACCACCGGGTCTTGGTATATTGTTGAATGGTGTTGGTTGTTCGGTTGATCTGACTCGCAAACCCGGAAGCGAAACACTTTGACAGAAAAAAGTAACGTTGCTTATTTTTCGCAGTTCAAATTGAAAATGTGTGGCAAGAATACCGTTTTTATTGTCGGGTTGTAATTGTAAACGACCGTATCCGTTTTGATCTGTCATATTTACCTCTGATGTATTTATCAATAAAAAAACAGGGAGATCTTTCGATCCCCCTGTTTCGTTTTTACTCTATCTTATGATAATCACAAGATAGAACAAGTTATCAGAACAAATTGTCTACGCGCACAATACGGTAGTACTGATTTGAACGAGCCGAGAGCGTCTGACCGTCAGCAGCACCAGTGCTCGTGTTGTACACGAATGGGTTGCTTACGAGACCATAACGCGTCTTGAACGCAATCTTGGGCTGGAACGTGTCTTGACCAACCGCACGCACCATCTGGAGCGGCACGTATGGGCAGTAGAAGAGACCAGCGTCGAATGGCGAGCTACCCTTGTAACCAACGCAGAAGAAGTCGCGCTGGAGCGAAGAGTATGGGTCGATGTGCACGCGGAACTTGCCGTTGAGCACACCAACGAACGTATTGCCCGTATCATCAACGTTGAGGTTGGTGTTGAGGGCTGGGGCGTAATCGAGAACGCCTGCCATGGCAAGAGCCGAGGCAACGTCGCTCGAGCAGAGCACAAAGTTACCCTTACCACGACGGGTTTCCTTGGCGATCTGGTTGGCTTCGCGTTCGATCTGGAACAGCAAGCCCTTGAACTTTTCGGCACTCCAACGACCGTTCGAGTCAACGTTGAGATCAAACACGCCTTGTGTCTGAGTGGTACCAGCGCGTGCGCCAAGCTTGGCTACACCGTAGATGGTACGAACCACTTCGCGGTTGATTTCAGCGAGGATTTCAGCCGACAGGATGTTGGCGAGTTCGGTTTCGGCATCGAGACCGTGAACAGCCTTGAGATCCTGAGCGAGTTCGAGCGAGTATTCAGCCTTGAGAGCGCGTGTACGAGCTTCAACGACTGTCTTCTCGATCGAGAATGCCATCTGAGCGAATGGGTTATTGGACGAATCACCAAGAGCTTCGCCACCACCTGTGTTGTAACCCGGGGTACGCGAAACACCGGCAGTCGTGGTGCTGGTACCGAGTCCAAATGGATCGGTAGCGTAAGTATCGCTGTACTGACCGCTGGTTGGACCATATGCACCAAGACCAGCAGTTGCGGTTGCACCCGTAGAACCCGAACCACCAAAGCGTGTATCGGCTTCGAGGAACAGGGCTTCGTCACCCGTCTGGCTGGCGTAACGGCTGCGCATGGCGAAGATAAGTCCTGTAGGACCGCTCATTGGCTGCACACCGCAGATATCGTACGCAACCAAGTTTGGCATGGCGCGACGAACGAGGCTGATGAGAATCGGATCCCACAGCGAAACGTTGCCACCCATACCGGTCGAGCTGGTGCCGATCGATGGGTTGGTACCGATCGAGTTGGCTGGGCTGGCTTCGCGAAGGTGCTGCTGTTGATTTTCGAGAAGCACAGCAGTGACCTGCTTGCGGTAGCTATCGGAAATTTCGGGCATGTCCGTGTGTTCGAGGATTGGTGCCCACTTCTTCATAATTTTGTCTGATACTCTGAATTCCATTTAAAATCTCCTTGAGAATTAAATTTATTTATAATTTACTTTTTTCCAAAACGAGCGAGCGTTTGGACGTATTGGTCCATGCTCTCGTTGAGTTCCACTACATCGTTGTTGCTGGCCACATCGTCAACCGATTCGGTGAGATAGTTCACCGGAGCGGATGGTGTGGAGTTGGTTTCGCCAAAATAGCTTTCTTTGATCGTGTTGATTTTGTTGATAAAGTTTTCGTCGGTGTCGTAGTTGACATTTTCGCAAAGCTTCATAAAGCGTTCGAATTCTGCGGCTGTGAGTTCTTCGCCAAGAGTGGCAACCACTTCGTTGCGGCGATACGACTCGATCGATTCGTTCAAATCGATGTTGCGGTTGATTTCGTCGTTGAGACGACCTTCGAGTTCGTCGATCTTTCCGCTGAGTTGTTCCACAAGGTTCACATCGCTATCGGGAACATCCACACCGTGTTCAACAAACAGAGTGCGAAGACCTTCGATAAAGCTTTCGGCGATTTCGAGACGCACGCCGTTTTCGAGCTGAAGACGATTTTCTTCGACCCATTCGTTCACAACATAACCAAGATACGAATCAACTTGTTCGTTCATTTCGTTCTTGACGATTTCAACGTATTCTTCGGCAAGTGCTTCGTATTCGTTTGCAATCGATTCACGAAGCGATTGTTCGCGTTCGTCGAGAGCCGTTTGGAAGATAAGAGCAGCCTTCTGCTTGAAATCTTCGCTGAGAGTTTCGCCGTTGAACAAAGCCGAAAGATGCTCTTCCATCTTTTCAGATTTCATTGGCTTCTTTTCCTTGAGCATCGGCTTGTTTTCGTCGCCTTCGTATTCTTCTTCCTTTTCGCCCATTTCTTCTGATTCTTCGCCCTCTTCGCCTTCTTCGTCGTTAGACTTGGTGGCAACCGGAGCAGATTTGGTGTTTCCGAACGTATCGGTAGCACCAAAGCTCATCTTTTGAGATGTATTCTTGGCTTTTGGATCCTGTGAAGGATGCACAGCCGTTGGAATCTTGGCGAGGAGCGATTGAATCACATCCACTCCAGGACCTTTGAGAATCACTTCTCCGCCCTGTGAAGGTTGTGAAGGCATCTTTCCAGCCGCATCTTGAGAACGTGTGGCTTCAACGTTCTTGATTTGCATGGCTTTACCATTTACGGGATTGGTTTCAGCCATTTCCTTTTTGTTTTCTTCTTCAACAAGAATCTGCTTGATTTGTTCTAAAGGATCCATTTATATCTCCTATTTACCGTTAACAATTATTTATAAAAATTAAAGTTTACCTAAGAAATCTTTGAACGCTTTTAATGCACATTCTTCGAGATTTCTAGAGGATGCTTTTTTGATTTGTTTCTTGTAATTTTCGATTTCGACGCTTTTGAGAACACCCGACTCGTAAATCCATTCGCGTGATTCCATTATGCCACGCACAAACGCATCGGGTGCGCTGGGATCAGCCACGATATCGGCTGCGGTTGCCAAGCGGAAATCGTCGTTTACATACGAAACGCCGTTTTGTTCGCGAAGCGTACCCAAACCACGGCTCGAAACTCCGAGTTTTGCGCCTTCGTCAATCAAATTTTTAACAATTTTACCGTATGGGGTGTCCATGATTTTGGCTTTACCGATGAAGTTGTTGCCTTCACGGTGAAGATCCTTGATCATGTGGCTAACGCGTTCGAGGTTGATTTGTGGACCATCCGGGTGACCAAGTTCGCCAAAAGCGCGATTTTGGTTCACAAAAGAGTTCATGTAGCGATCCACTTCGTTTTCCAAAACATGCATTTCATAAACACGACCGTTGCGATTGCGCATTTCACCCTGAAGAAAAACTCCTTCGATGAAATGCTGCTTGCTGTCGCCTTTTCCTTCGGTGATGATTTTGATGCTTTCGTTGACTTCGGTGATGAGTTTCATTTGTTTCTCTTTACATTTGACGGATGTATCCGCCGTTCTTGTCTAGTTCCAATATGACCGTTACCGTGTCGTTGGTTGTCATTGCACTGGTGTTTCTTACTTGAACATAGTTTCTGCGAGTGGCTGCAGTGTCGGTGTTGCGGAAAACTATTGCATCTGCGGTATAATTGACGTATCCGCTACCATTCAAGTACAAAAATGGAGTTCCGGTGAGCGAACCGCTAACACCCCACGACAATTCAACCGCTGTTGCAGTTGAGCCTTGAGGAAGACTCCAAAACACCTTGGATACATTTATGTTTACGGCTGTGCTGCCGGTTGCTTGTGTGCTGTCGTAGCCGGTCAAACTGCTAGCCTGAATCGATCCAGTCAAGTTTCCGGCAGCAACAGCACCACCGCCACCGCCGTAGATAAATTGTACGACAGATCTTTCGTAATTATCATAAAGAACGTTGGTTGTAAATTGAGGCATTTTTTATCTCACACTGGGTTTATCAAGTATTTATCATAATATTTTATTGAGAAAATTAACGATCCTGTTAGTGTTTTTCCGGTTGGTATGTCAAAAAAATAAGATATTTCTTCTAAAGAAAAATATTGTTGACTAGTCCATTCGATAGTTCCGTTTTCGATAAACATGTCGATTCCAGATTTGAAACTGTAATTCATGTTTTGAAAGTTGTCTTTTTTGATATTGAATGTGTTTGCGTTTGAAGATATGTCCATCACATTCAATAAATTGGAACCGCTTGGATCAAAATAACCAAATTTTAAGGTGTGATTCAAACTCGACCACACAAAATTTATTTTATATTTGCCAGCATAAGTTGCATATGGTGGATTTACAACTCCAATTGTTGCTGTTGTGGGATAAAAATAAGATATTACAGAATGATTTAAAAAATCTACTTTATATGTGGCTTCATATGGTGTAGCAGATGTTTGAAGTTCGTTGTTTCCGTTTGAATATTTCAAATAATTGCTGTCACCAGTAAAATTGGTGAGACCTTTGAACTTTAATGTTGTAACGGTTACAGCCATTAGTTGATGTAGTCTCGACAAAAATCAACAATTTTTGAATAGCTATTGATGTCTTCGTTCAACAAATTTTCAAAGATAACCTGATTGTCTTGATTCAATTCTTCGTAAGTGTACACAATATTTTTTGCTTCGTTTTGAGCAATTTGAACAATCGACCCATCTCTAAGCTTGAATGTTTGTGGTTCTTCGCTGTCGGATGCGGCTTTTATCTTGGAAAGAACCGTTGTTTGTTCGGTTTCGGGTTGTTTTTCGGTTTCGTCGTTGTCAACAGTGCGATGGTTAGCATACAATAAAACAGACTCATTTATATTGCTTTTGCGTATATCTGAAAACTTTTTCATTGGTGTGCCTTAAAGTCTTGGTTGTTCTTGTTGTGTTGGTTCTAGAGATGGTTGCTGCTGAGTCTCGTCGGACGGCGGCTGTGACGCATCTTGCTGCTCTTGGGGTTGCATTTCAGTTTGAGCCAATGGTGTTTCGGTATCGGTTTGCTGTTGAACTTTTTGCGCTTCGGCTTCGGCTTCGATCTGTTGTTTTTGTTTTTCCATTTCTTTTTCTTGATCGATCTGCATCTGCATTATTTCGATTTCTGTGTCGTTCATTCCCAATATATTCTTTTTGATCCAGTATTGAGAATAATAAACACCAACATATGCTTGCAATTGACCAAGAACATTTGCACGCTCGAGTGCAACTTCATTTTCTTTGAGTTCCGCAAAATAACTGTCTTTCAAGAAATCAAAGAATATTTTGTCTTTGATGCGATTCCACTCGCGCTCGTTTATTATTTTCTTGAGAATAAGTTGTGTTTTGAGAAGATTGTAGAAAAGTTCCGAGAACTTGTTGCGAAGACGATTCACAAACTTAGCGAACTTGATTTCGTCGCGTGTGATTTCGGTGCTTTTGCCGATGGTGAAGCTCTTTTGTTCGCCATCCATACGCGATAACGGAACATTCAAGCTCTTGTAAAGCTTTTTGAGGAAATATTTAACGTCTTCGAGTTCGCTGAGATTCTGAGCACCTTGAAGTGTTGTGATTTCGGTGCCTTTGCCACCTTCGCGGCGCGGCAACCAATAATCTTCCAACATGCTCATGTGGCGGCGATCGTCGCGTATTTCGCCGGTGCTAGCATCGTAAATGAGCTTGTTGCGATACTTGTTCATCAGATCGCGAACATATTGCTCGGCTTTTTGCTTGGGCAAGTTACCCACGTCGATATAAAAAATACGACGTTCGGGTGCACGACTAAGACGGTAAATCACTACCGCATCTTCCATCATTCGCAGCTGATTCAACGGTTTGATGGCTTTGTGCAAGTATCCAACCGTGCGCTTGTTTCGACTGTCGAAAAGACCCGAAGTAACATAAACAACAGCATCCGGAGAGATTCGCAGTGCACTGCTGGCACTCGATCCAGTGTTCATGTTCATACCGGTTCTGAAACCATCTTTGCTGTAAACGTAAAATTCTTCGGCACCGGTTATGATTCTGTGACCCTGTGCGTTCAGTTCGCGCTTGTACTGTTTTACTTTTTGTATGTTTACAGGATCAACGTAACGAACTTCTGCGATACCACGTTCGGGTGTTTTATCGTCTACGATAATATGGTACACCAACTTTCCGTCGATGTACCATCTACGAAATATCTCGTAACCTTTGGTTTGAAAATTTAAAAGCGAAAGTACGTTGTTGAATTCTTTGATGATGCGGCGTTTGATGTCATCGCTGTATTCTACTGCATCCAATATTATTTTTACCGGAGCAGAATTTTCTTCGCTGACAATTGCATCAGAAACAATATCATCGACTGCCGCTTCGCATTCGGGATGCATCGACATTTCGCGATATTTGTATATCAAATCCGCATCGTTGCGGGTTGTGTGATCGAAATCAACGTACTGACCAAAAAAGCCACCAACGGCTTCGATACTCACAGCATCGTCGTCGTTTTGCGGCAAAACAAAAGACCGCCGAATCTTCTTGTTTTCACTCGAAGACAGCGGTTTTTTGTCGGAACCAAGTTTTAAACCAAAAAGTTTAAATTCCATAATATTGCTTTGCTAAATTAGGTGCTTACTCCACCACCGATTTGGTAGTACTGATACTGCAATTCTACGGTGAACGTTTCGATTGCATCTTTAGCACCGTAATCGAGCGCAATATCGCTGATCGCCGATGGCCAGCAGTCAACAAACTGGTAAGTTTGCACATCACGACCTTGACGATCGAGTTGTGTTACTTGCCACTGCTGTGCGTATTCGCTGAGACCCAAACGACTCACGTTTGTTTCTACGCTGTTTACACGGTTGCTCCACGCTTCGAATGCTTTGCGAAGAGGATATCCCGTGTCGTTGAGAACCGTGATGGTCCAAGATGCGAACGAGCGGTCACCAGCCAAAATCAAAGGTCTTCCCTGAAAGAAAGTTGTTACAGTTCCAACCGTTACAGCAGGAATGCTGGCTGCGCTACAAAGAAACTGAATATCGTTTGCCGGGTTTGTACCGGATATTGCGACCGACACCGCAGGAAATGTACCGTTGACACGATACAAGTTTGCGCGTGCGCCGCCACCCGTTAACTTGTTTTTAAACTCTTGAATGTTCATTTGTTACAGAACTCCTTCTTGTTCCTTTAAGTATTTATCGATCTTTTAGTTGGATCCCGGACGAGTAAGGCTTGCGACTTCTTCGAAGTTTACACCGGTTCGGGTAGCGATAAAGTTAAGTTGAATGAAGTTGATGCTGCGTGCTGGCTTGATGTAGATGTCAGCCACAAAGCGGTTGCTGTCGATAACTTCTGGGGTGTTGTTTGTTTCGTCACAAATAACCTTAAAGTCGTACACACCGCGACGTGCCTGAACATCACGAAGGAATGGTTCAACCATGCTTACAAACATCGAGCGAGTAAACGCATCGTTGAATTCGAACAGTTGATACTTGGCAGCAATCGAAATTGCTTTCTCAAGAACTATAAACAAGCGGCGCACGTTGATGCGATCAAACGCACTCGGCTTGGTTTGCGCAGTACGATCGCCGTACAACACGGTTCCTTCGCCGGGGAACGTAACCACGGGATTGATACCCTTGGGATAAATGTTGTCGCGATAAGCTTGTGTTGGATTCCATGCAAGTTTGATAACACCCTTGATGTTTCCACGATTGAAACCGGCAGGCGACCACCAGGGATCGTTGGTTTCATCGGTACGAACCACAAGACCAGCAATATCGCCATTCAACGGAACGTAACGGTAGATGTCGTTGTAACGGTCATACATTTGCTTGTAACCGCTATCGATGAATGCGTAGCTGTTGCTACCTATTGCAGTTTTCATATCAAATGCTTTGTTCTGTGCGTTGGTGTTGCGAGCAGCACCAGAAACACCCGAACCAGCAATTGTTTCATCGATATCAGGCGAAACAAATGCAACACAGTCTTTACGATCGCGTGCTACTTCGCACATTGCGGCTGCGCCTGCTCCGGTGAGAGGTCCACCAAGAAGAAGCGAAACGTCCACCGTGTCGGGATCGCCAAAGAATTCGTCGTATGCTGCACCAAGTTCGTTGTTGTCCACACCAGTCAGAGAGTCGGCAAGAGTGCCAGCCGTGAACGAAGCAACAAACAATCCAGCTGTAGATCCAGCCGCTGCTGCGCCTGCTGTTGCAGAAATAGATCCAAACGATGAGTTTTCGGAAGTGTAATTTCCGATACCTTGAATATGGTTCATCCAGTAAATATAAGCGGATGTATCGTTGAGTACATTCTTGTAGTAGTTGCTGCTACCGTCAGATTTACGAGCATCGCTAGCCTTGGAAAGACCATCAAATATTTCCAAAACGCTTCCGGTAACACCCGTGTATTTACCGTTTGCATCGATTACAGCAACGTGAATTTCATCGCCAAAGAATGCAGTGGATCCACCTTTGGCGTTTTCAACAAACAAAGATGTTCCGGGTGCGCTCACAAATTGACCGCTGAGGCTCCAGCTGTTGAAAGCTGTTGCGCTATCACACACTTCGATGCGCAAGCTGTTTCCAAAAACACCAGCGTACTTGGCTGCAAAGTATGTGTTTGTGTTTGTGCTATAGTTGGATGCGCCAACAAGATTTTCGAAACGATCGGCATTTTCAATCAAAACGCCTGTGGTTGCGCCTGCAGATCCGCTCAAACCCACCACCGAGTTTCTTGCGGCACTTCCAGCTTCCAAAAATCTTACAACTTGAACGTTGTTGCCGTATTGAAGAAAGTTGGCAACCGTAAAAAAGTGCTTGTAGTTGTTGTTGTCGGGACCGCCGTACAACTGATAAAGATCGTTTTCGCTTGAAACAACAATGCGTTGATTGGCTGGACCCCAATTGAAAAGTCCAACATACCCAGCTGGTGTGGTTGCAACTGCAGGAATGATGGAGGTGAGGTCGCGTTCGACTACTCTAACGCCGGGGCTGATTTGAAAACCCATTATTATTCTCCTTTGGAATACTTGAATGTACCAATAACACCAATGTATTACGATAGTATTTTATGAATATTTATAAAATTTCTATTTTTAGTCTTTCCAAAGTTCCATATCATCGTTGCGGCGTTGTTTTTCGCTACGATCGTCAAAAATATTGATGTTATCGTCGTCGGAGCCGTCTCCATCGTTGAAAAAACCAAATGGCATCACTTGTTCTTCAATTTTTCTTATTTGTTCTTCGTAAATACGTTGACGAACGTCGCTGTTGGTGTAATCTTTAAAGTAAGATTGTGTGGTGAGCCATCCAAACAGCACCAAAGTGCTGATCAAGTCGTCGTTGTAGCCTTCGTTTGCTTCGTAACCGGCTCCACGAGCCACAAATGTGCTAAATTCTGAAATTGTATCAAAATCTTGAATTATGAGTTTGTCGTTTTCGATCATATCTTTAAGCAAACTGCAGCCCATTTTTTTGATTTGATAGCTCATGCGCACACCCATCTGCACTTTACCGCTACCGAAACCACCGTCAGCCTTCTGACCGCGCTTGCCACGGTTGGATACGCTCAAAATGTTACCATATTCAAGTTCTTCGTGTAATATTTCGGCTACAGCTTGTCCAAGATCGTTGATTTCAAACAAAGCCAATGCTTCGTTGTACATATCGCCTAGTTTTTTGATGTGATGCGGTACAACTTGATACGAAATGGTATTATTTTTGAATTTTGCCACTTGACGATACGGCATTTTGGTGCAATCGATGATGCTTATCGCATGATAATCTTGTTCTTCGCCTCGAGATGTGTCGATACACATAGCATATATGTGATTTTTCTGTGGTGGTTCATAAATATCCAATCCTTCGGGGGTGGATGTTTGCGGAACTCCAAAAACCATGTTGGCTATTTTTGATGGAGTTATGAGTGTGTTTTCGCTACCTACAAAGTCGCATAAATATTCCGTCCTCCACTGCGCTTCGCTAGTATTGGCTATTGTTTCTTGTTTGAATTTTTCATCGCGTCCTGGTACATCATACCAATGTGCTTCAACTGGGACATATCCATTTTTACCGTTTTGAGCATTGGTCCAAGTTTTGTAAAAATGATTGAGACCTTTGGGTGTGCTGATCAAAATAGCTTTAGTGTTCTTACCCGAGCTGATGGTTGGATATACCGAACTGAAGAATTCTTCTGCCACACCATTGGGAACGTAAGCGTATTCGTCAAGCACGATGCAATTCGAAATTTGTACATTATTTGCAATATATGAATGTGTATTTTCCACATTGATCAAATCATAAACATCTTGTTTCTCTTTTGAAATTTCTTTATGCAGTAAAACTATTTGATTGTCGTTGTGACTTAATACAGTATCATATAATTTTAATTCTTTGGCTGTTTTCCATCCTTCGGGAGTTTTTATTTTATGATCAAAAGTACACTTTAAAAAAGACTCATCATCAAAATATAATTCAATTATTTTTTGATCTTTGGTTATCAGCAAGCCATCACTAGAACGATAAATACCATCACCACCGAGAACTTTTAAATTTGGTATTTCGATTAATTCTTGTTGCATTTATTTTCTTCCCATCACAAATCCATCTGGAGCGTCTTCAGGTTTTACACGTATTATTTGTCCTGTTGTCCTATTAATAAACCATTTTAAATTGTAGTTAAGATTCTTTTTGCCTTTGTTCCATGCAACTCTACCTTTTGCGGCATCAGACATCTTCTTGCGTGATTCTTGACTTCTTTTCATGCCCCTATGTTTTTCGGCAGTCTTCATAATCTTGATAGGATTTTTATTAATTTTATCTATCCACTCTTTTGTTTTTTTGTGACCAAGCAAAGCTTTTGATATTTTTTCTCCGTGCGATTTAGGCATCTTTTTACCGATATGACGACCTTTATTTTTAGCGGAAATTATTTTCTTTGCTTGTTCTGATATTTTTTTACCTTTGTTTGAGTTAGATATTTTTTGTTTTGTTTCTTGCGAATGGTGTGATCCAGTTCTTACTTGTCGAATAGCCTCACCGTATTGTTCTTTTAATAATTCATATTGACGAGAAGACACTTTATAATATTTTTTGGCATGTCCATTAATCATTAAATTCCACGCAAGCACCATTTTAGCTTTTGCTTTTCCTGTCAAACATTTTACCAGCAAACGATGTACAATATAATGCTCTCGTGCTGTCAGATAAACTAGATTGGATGGATCGTCGCTCCCTCCTAATGATCTTGGAGTTATGTGGTGCAATTCAGAATATCCATCTACGATATTTCTTTTTTGTGCAAACCGAATAATATTACAATACCAATTATAGTATTTGTTTGATAATGGTTTAAACTCGATTTCATTTTTACAATCTGGATGAGTTAGCATATCATTATTTATTAATTTTGAAATTTTGCCTATTTCAATTTTTTGCTGTTGTCCTTGATATACAATATCAACAACAGCATCTCCTGTAATGCAATTGTAACTGCCACCACGAACCGCACTCGACGAAGTAGCCGCAGAAATAATTTTGGACCCGTTTTCCAATTGAACCGAAAACTTGTTCCATTCGACCACGCCTTGTTGCAACCAACGCGGCAAGTTTTCGTAGCTGGTTTTGAAACGATCCAGCAATTCTTTGGCTGTGGTGCCTTTGTTGGCGAGTATTGCCACTCGAACGTTTGCATTGAAGAGACAATAATGCAACAAATAGCTTGTTACGGTAATGGATTTACCGCTCTGTCTTGGAATTTTACATATGGTAAATCTGTTGTTGTGAACTGTTTCAACAATTCTTCGTTGAAACGGATACAGTTGAAACGGAACCAAACCTTGATCTAGATTCACGACCTTGATGTATTTTTCCATAAAATACACCGGCTCTTCGGCGCATTTCAAGTATTCCTGAAGTTGTTCGGCTGTATAATTTACTTTTACGTTTGTATTTTTAAGTAACGGATTGCCAAGATAGTTGTCACTCATTGGTCATTCTCGATGTTTGTTGTGTTTTCCGGAAGCACCATCTTTTTTTGACGTATCATCTTCAACAAATCGCTGGTGTTTCCAACGTAAATAGAATTGTTTGTGACCGTATCGCCTTTTGTTTTGGTTTCTTCTTTGTTGATATCTTTGACTGTTTTGTGCAAATCCATCAAGCGGTTGTTTGCATCCAAAGCAGTTTTTATCAAATCCGACACAACTTCGTATGCTCTTGGGCTGTCGCCTTCGTCAGCGACGTTTAAAATACCTTCGATTGCGATTTCGGAAGTTAGTATCAATTTTTTTAAATTTTTGCGTACGGTATTATAATCTTCGTCGCTATCGGAATTTTTGGCTGTGGTTCCGGCTACAATCGGTTGTTCCGAAGTGTCTGCGGACGCAACCAATTGTTTTGGTGTGTTTTCGGATGGATCGATATTTAAAACATCCGACAATTTTTGAGTCGCATCGCTTGATTCATCGTTTTGCATAAAATTCTCATGTTAAACCTTCGGGAAATTCTACTATACGAGTGTACGTACCATCGCTCTTGCTGTAACTTGTGGTTCCGGGTGTTCCGGTGATTTGCAAAACGCCAATCGATCCGGCTGTTGCGCCACCGGTAACACCAACCGTAACTGTAGCAAAAGTGCTTCCGGTGACTCCAAAATAAGGTATTTCGTAGCCGGTTGCGGTGGTTGTTGTTCCAGCCACAAACATTGTTTTGAAATCCACAAAATTGATGTCCGACTGAGTGATGACTTTGCTTTCAGTGACGGGTCCGTAAAGATTCACTTTTGCAACAAAAGAAATGGTTACGGTAAAACTTTTTCTTTCGTCAAAATTGCCTTCGTAATTTTCTGTAAAATTTATGTTTCCGATGCTGATAGGAACATCTGCCGATGCATCAAGCGGAAAATTTTTGAAAGTTATACAAAAATCCGGACCAAAATACGGCAAAATTTGTTCGATGATTTGAAGAGCTTCGTCGGTATTTTTTGTGACAATATGAAGCTGAAACGTTAAATTGTACGGTACTCGCTCGAATCTCGAATACATAGAACCTTCGGTTGGTGTGTACCCAACCGATTTGCGAGTTGTTGTGAGTTTTCTGGACGAATCGTAGCTTATGTTGGTAAGCTCAAACCCCATTCTGGGTCTGTAACTTTCAAAGTTTCTGATGAGTTCGGGTGTTTCTTGTTCAAGACGCACAATAAATTTTTGTTTGGGTCCATATGCAATTGGTACTTTGTAGCGTTCGAGTTCCGCGCCGTTCGCATCGAATTTCGCAACCCAAACATCATTAAATAGAGTTCCAAATCCGGAAACAACCATTTTTATGATATTGTGACGAAAATATTCGAGCATTAGTAGTTTCCAAACGGATTTTGTATAGTAAAGTCTAAATCTGTATCGGCGCGAGTTTGAATATCTTTGTTGTCGTCGTAAGTGTCTTGCAACACTTTATCGTCAACCGAAGTCACAGTTCGATAGACCGTACCGTTTGAACTTATCACATATCGTGTTTTGCTTGCGGTAGAAGCATACCACTTTCCAGTGATATTCTTGAGTGTCACCAGACTGCTGGTTGCAGCCTTGACATATCCGGTGGCATCGGCACCCGACGCACCACCGCCAGTTGCACCATTTTTATATTGATACACCGTATCACCAACCGTAAACGACGAACCCGTACCGCTGTTTGCATTCACATTTAAATACAAACGAAATTGGATTTCTTCGGGTATAATGTCGATTTCGGGTTCTCCGGTGGTGAAAGTTTCTTCGTTGAATTGGAACAACTCGACGCTCAATTTAAAAACGTAATTTTTTCCAAGTTGGAAAAATGGATTTTCGTGTTCTACATATTTGATTTCAAAAAATCCCTTTGTGAGAGGAAAATAAATGATGTCGCCTTCGAGTGGACGCAACATTCCAGTTTCTTTTTGAAAACGCTTTTTACTCACAACAAAACTGGCACTATCTTTTATTTCCAAACCAAACTTTCCAAGAGCATCGCCTCCTTGAAACGCATTAACATTTTCCATATACATTTCAATAGGTTTGTTGCTGCTGAAACGAGAAAGTGGATCTTCACCAAAAATACTGTCTTTGTTTACGATGGTTCTTGGCAAGTAAAAAACGTCAACACCGTGTATTTTAATAGTTTCAATCACAAGATCTTCGGTAAGATTTTGCTCGTTGCTTGCGCGAATGTTATTGAAATAATGGTTGGTTGACATATGTAATTATTTAGGTTTTTGGATCCACGGGATTGTAGGGTCTAGCCGACCAGAAAATCGGGGGGTAATTCGAACTTACTTTGAACCGTATTTTCAATGTCTTGAATTTCTTTGATTGCATCGTTGAACAATTGAGTGCCGTTGAAAGTAACACCTCCAAGCATTTGAATTCCGCTGAACTTGCTAAGATTTGCACCCCATTGACGTTTGATCAATGCTGTGAGATATTTTTTCAACAACATGTCGTTGTATATTTCCGGAAAAACACGAGCATCCATCACACGATACGCTTCTATTACAATCCAATCGCCCACTTTCACATCGCGTTGCCATTTCATATCAATATACAATTTGTTGCTTCGACGCGAAAAGCGTATGGATTTTTCTGGCGACAACATTTGACGCAACAACGAAAGATACTGCTGAGTGACAGAATAGTGAATCAATTCGATCGTACCAAATGTATAAAGATCGTTCAATGCATATTGATAACGAACGTCAAACATATTGATGGTGCCGGAAGAAAAATGAAAAACTTGCAAAACACTGGCAATCAATTCTTCGATCGGAACACTTCCAGTTTGACCTGTTTCGGTCATGGTCATGCTGCTTTCGCTTTGACCGCTTTGTCCGGTTCCAGTAACAAACGTGTTGTTGGAAGTCAAGCTGATATATCCATTTTCAATGTCTTGCTGTTGAACTTGATATTTTAAATAAACTCGTTCAACGCCATCAAAATGGTATTCAGCGAAAAATTGCAAAGCATCGTCAAGACGATCTTCCAGTTGATCTTCATCTACGTTAATTTCGATCACCGGATGACCGAGATTTCTCAAGCAGTAATCTATAAGTTGTTGACGTGTTTGCGGTCTTGCCACCGTTTATTCCTCCGGCTTGGGATATTTTTCTTTTATTTCTTTTCTGAGCTTTTGAAGATCTTTCACACCCGAATCTTCTTTGGATTGCTTTTCAATCAGATTCTGCCACATGGCAATCACCAATTCTTCAACGCTTGGATATTCGTTGCGGCGCAGTTCTTCGTGTGATTTTCTTTTGTTCAGTTCCGCTTCAACTGCTTGATTTATGGCAGCTTCTTGTTGTTGAATTATTTGTTGAAGTCTTAGAAAATCATTTATTCTTTTGAAGTAACGGTCGCCATCTTCCCAGATCTTGTGCTGCTGAATCATCGTCTTGGATGGCCCAGAAATGCTGTGCCTCAGAGACGGTTCGTAATAACGTTCGGTATAACCAACCGGCAAATCGGGATATGTTGGTTCGAGTGCTCGAAATTGTTCGACCGTAAGACGAGCTTGATTGTTTATGTTTACGATGTTTTCTTTTTGATGTAAAAACATGATTACTCCGGCAATCCACCCGGTGGAAAGTAAGTCAACAACGGATCGCCGCCGACTATTCGATTTCCAAGCGATGTGTCAACTTGGACCGTTCCTTCAAGATCCACTCCGAGTGCTGTTGTGTTGGCTTGTTGTTTTTGTGCGGTTGCACCTACAAATACGGTGCTGTTTTTAAACACCGCAAAATTGCCGCTGGTCAACGAACCGGTTCCGCCTGCGTATCCTGTGACCGACGATTCGAAAAAACTTCCAATCGAAGCATCCGAAATGTAAAGTCCATACGCCTGACCCGTATAAGAACCGTAAACACCACCTTCTATTTGAGATTTATTTAAATTGAATGTAGAAGCATTTGAGCTTACGATTCCGTATCTTGTGTCAACTATTTTCGCATTTGACACATCAATATGACTTGTTTCAACTTGAAATCCACGAACGCAAGATATAACTTCAAACGAGCTTGCGGTGGATCCCGAAACTCCTTGACCGATAAGTTGGCTGTTGTTTCTGACTGTAAAACCAGAAACACTGGCATCTTTTACTAAAACCTTGTCGGTAAATCGTACAGTGCTTCTGCCTTCAGCATACACACCCGTTTTACAATTGTTAAAATTTGGCATTTTTAAACCTTAAAAGAGAGTATCGTTTGTATCACCAATATGGCTGCGATCGCTAACAATACCATAATTTAAATCGGTGAACCAACAACGATCGCTGAACGTTGCAACTGCACCATTTTTAAGATACACACCAATACCAGTGGAACCAGCTTGCCATCCCGTAAAAACTATATCGAGATTTGCGGTAGCACCGGTCATACCAAAAGCCACTGTCTTGAATGGTGAATTGAGTGTCCAAATTGAACTTGGCACAACACCCGAAGTTCCACCAGTCAAACTAAACACCAAATCGGCTACCTTTATGGAACCGGTAACACCAGCAACAGTTCCGGCAATTGATGTTGTTCCTGTTGCACCAGAATATTTGTTGAGAACCGTGACATCAAATACATATCCGGTGCTTCCGGTTGCCGCCAACACACGATGCGCACCACGCAAGAAATCTGAATTTACGTTGTTATCGAAAATCAAATAATCGTTGGAATAAATCGGAGTCACAGTTGATGCAGTTTTGATGCAACGGAATCCAACATAGTACGATCCAGCGGATCCGGTTACGCTAAAGTTACCGCTTATCGATTCAACAAAATTGGTTAGAGTGTTGTCGGGATAAACGTTGACTTTTCCGGGAACATCCGACATGATATTATCGGAAAGAGTGATTGTTTTATTTACATTGTAAGTTCCATACTGGAACTGGAAATTTAAGTTTCCAGCAGGTCCAATCACATACGAAGCATTATCGGATGTCAAAGAGATAGACGAATATGCTGATCCTGATGCGGCAATCAAACTGTCTCTTGGGTGCAAAACATAAAGATTGGAATTGGCAACAGTATTATCTGGGTTCAAATCTGAAATATTTGATACTTCAGAATTTGTTGGTGCCATCAAAGGAACATAGATATCGTTGCCAAAAAACAGTTGAGTTCCTGCGGAATAACCATGTTCGTTTGGTTCGTTAAGTTGCTCGACTGGCGTTAAAGATCTATCGTCAGAATCGATAGTGTTGCGTGTGTATATGTAAAGATTTCCGTTACCAGAATATCTAACAACATCTGCTTTTTGATAATCTAACCCTGTTTGCCAAACTCCACTGAAATTCAATCCGGTTGCGCCAGTGGCACCTGTTGAACCTGTAGAACCGGTTGGACCCGTAGAACCGGTTGGACCCGTAGAACCGGTTGCTCCTGTTGGTCCGGCAGGTCCGGTTCCACCCGTAGACCCTGTTGGACCGATCGATCCGGTTGGTCCAATTTCTCCTTGAATACCTCGCGCTCCTGCTGGACCAACTTCGTAAGTGGTTCCACGGAACGGAAGATAGCGTATAATCCAATTTGTGCTCAAATACGGAGGAATGTTATCGTGACCTTGAGCAGAAACGTTATTTTGATCGCTAAGAATACCAGTTGCAGCATCTCTGAGTTCCGAAACAGGAATTGCTTTTATTGTTCCAGATGCAGCAGTAACTCCAGGAAGCGACGAGGAACCATTTCCTGTCACACCAATAACATGCTTGTGTGGCGGCAACTGATTGGCCACAAGCGCAACTTCTTCGGCACCACCAGCAAAACCAATTGGACGATTGGTTAGATTTATGAATCCTGTTTGACCGCCACCTATTACGGTTCTACCACGAAGGTCTGGAATAAAAAATTTGTTGGAAGATGTTGATCCTATATTTTCGAACGAGTGAATTTCAACATATGTTGGTGTCGTTGTTAATCCACTTCCTGATAATTCTGTGTAGATGATTGAAAATTGACATGTGTTGGAACCCGAAGCACATCCAGTTACGGTGATAACATGTTTGTCGGTAAATGTATCGCTGGGTTCGGATCGTTGTGGCCATTGCAACAAGAAACGATCGCCGTTTTCGAAAAGGTGATTTCTGGATACAGCATCACCAGCATCTTGGAATGTTATACTACCAGTAACACCGCTTCCCGTTATGGAAACTGTGATGTAATATTGATCGTTTAAAACATCTTCAAGTTGACCCCAACTGCTTTCGGTGTCTTCACCTTTTTCAAGTGCATCACCGTTGCACAAACGCCAATTTGTTGGAACTTGATCGTAAGTTCCGGCAAATGGAACTATCGATCCGATTGGTGTTGCTATGCTGGTTCCGACTGGATCCGAAACCAATGATGGTAAAACTATTGCTTGGTTTCCGGTCAATCCAATCAAAAAAGGATTGACATAACTGTTTCCGGCAGATGGACCTGTTGCAGTTGCTGCACCAGAAACGCCATCGCTAACATAAAACAATCCACCCGAACTGTAAAGATTGTAAGCAGGATCGAGTGTAAGTTTTCCGGAAATAACCAACACAAAACTAGAAGCATCTGCACTTTCAACAACACCAATCGTATTGGCTCGAGCTAGAGTTGTGGCTAAAGCGCGATCGTAAGTACCATCGGATTTACGATAGAGTACTGTGCCTGGAGTAAAATCGTTGCTTTGTGTGACACTCAATCGAATAGATTGACCATCACCGGCTCCGGTTCCTCCACCCGTTATCGACAAACCACTAAGTACTACATCCAGTGCGCTAAATGCCATCTTTGTTTCCTTAACCTTCGCCGTTCATAAGTGCTTCTACCGCAAACTTATGATTGGCTTCGATGCGTTGTCTTTGATCTTCTGGGAATTTCTTTTCACCAAGTAAGCGATCACCAACAAGTTTTGCTTCTTTGTGGTGTCCACTCCAATATGCAGCAATGCAGAATTCATCAAGAATGCTCCACTCGTATATTGGTTGACTCACAAACAAAGCTCCTTCTGGCATGCGAAGCTTGAGAGCTTGTTTCGCAAAAATATAAGCTTGATCAAATCGACAGAACATTCTGCAAATGCGAGCAGCAGCCCAAAGTGATTCGGCACGCCAAGGATTGATTTGATATGCTTGAAAATAAACTTTGATGATATCATCGATTGGATGATTCAAAATTTCTTTGATACGACCTACTTGAAACAAGCTATAGAAAACTTCTTCGTTCCATCCACCCAGTTCAGCACGCTTGAGATAAGCGTCATGAGCTTTTTGCCACTGTTGGCTGTCGCGATACGATTGAGCAAGATAAAAGTGATAACGATTAAAATCTTTTTCATCGACTGGACCTTTAAGGGCTTCTTCGAAAGTTTCAGCATCGCGACCATATTTATCGGGAGTCTTGCTGCGTGCTCCGTCTTGAATTGGTCGGTTCAAGATACCTTTTGCAAAATCGCGTGATTCGATAGGATCATGGCAATCAACATATTCATGCAAAACGCCTCGATAGTAAAAACGCTTGCGGTTTGCTGTCAGCTGGGGACGGTGATACTTGATACCGCCATAAAAAGCAAACACGTTGTAAAGATCGGTGGTGAGATTGTCTTTGAAACTTTCTGGATCAAAATTACCATCATATTCCATGATTTCATCTGCATCGATCATGATCGTGTAGTCGCCCATTGGTCTAGCAGCTTCGAGAGCTTCGCTTCGACTTTCGCCGAAACCTTTCCATGTGCTTTGCACAAGCTTTCCTTGAATACCAACATTCTCAAAAAACTTTTCAATTTTTTCTTGAGTTCCATCGGTGCTGCCGGTATCGACGATGCACCAAGTGTCAATCAAAGGAAGCATCGAAGCCAAACAGCGTTCAATCACATGCGCTTCATTTTTGACAATCATCGACAATACCAATTTATTCTTAGCCATTATAACCCTTTCATAATTAAGAAGATCTGCTGTTATTTATTAGAATTTTCAACATGTCTTTTATATCGTTCATGTTGTTTTCTAATTTTTCAATGCGTTCGTTAATATCACCAATTCGAGATATATTTAGTTCTCTTTTCTGAGCCTCCAAAAAAGCTTTCTTTTGTGCCAAGCTTGTTGCGACGATAGCATTGCTGCTGGTGTCACGAACAAGACCCGGTTCGTTTTCAACTTTCAAATATTTTGGTTTATTTAAATTCATGTTGCGATTACCTTGAAATCTTTGAACGCAGGAACAACAGTGTTGGTGTAGTCGCCGTACATAACAACTTTCAACTGGAATTTTCTAAATTCTTCTTGACCGGTTATACCAGAAGTGCGAGCAGTTGATGTGCCGCCTCGAGTAAATCTTAAATCAACATAATCGTCTTCTCCGACCGAGAGATATTGAGAGGTTGTTCCATAAGAATTTGCATACGAAGGATGTATAATTAATTTTTCGTATGGGACATCGTCAAAACGGGTATTATCGGTCTTGGCTTGAGATTTCAAGTAAACACCAATATCGCTGCCACGAGGAAGTCTTGCAGTTAAATATACGTCAACATCTGTCGATTCAAAACCATCTTGAAGATTTATTTGACGGCTGATATAACGCATCGGCGAAACATCACTGGCTGTTATACCTGCAACCGAAGCTAAAGATTCATATGTCTCTTGTGTAGCTTGATCGTTAAAATTCAAGATCAAGTTCTGGATATAAAGACCGCTTACGCGTTGTAAATCGAGAGCTGGTGTAACAGAATCATCGTCGGTATCAAGAGTAATAGAAGCGGTTATTGTATCGGTGCCAGCATCTTTGATATTCTTTTTGGAAGAGAAAATTAAATTTTCATTTGGAAGAATAGTAATAGATCCTAAACCGTCACCTTCGAAATCTACAGCAGCGGAAACGGTTGTTGACGGAGGTGCAATGTATGTGCTGTTAAGACGGAACACATTTGCGCCATTGGTTATTCCGGATATTCCAGAATCAAAATTTGTTTCGGTGAAATTGAAATAAACTGTACCACCGGAAGTATCAAACACACACTTGTGTATTGTAAATTTCAAATCGAGAAGTTGTTCGGCAGTCCACGTGCTCGAGTTTTGCGATTTGAAGAAAGAGCCACCATACGGCTGAGTAGCGATAATTTCATCGGTTATGGTGTCGTTTTGACCGACTTCGCTAACGAATACTTCATATTCGTTGCTGTTGCTCAAAAGAACCATGGAATATTCGCCGGGTTGCAAATAAATCGGACTGTCAAACTGGAAAGTGGTTGAAGAACTACCATCTTCAGAAATATTAACATCCGATGGTAATTTTATAACCTCGCTGAACGGAATGATTATTCCCGAGCTTGGATAACCGTTTACTGCGGGTCTCAACTGCAAAGTTATTGGAAGATTCGAAGACTTGGTTTTGAAGAACACATCAACTTTGCTTATGTACAAACCATTTGGATTTGCAACAGGATCCACAAGGAATGTTTGAGCAACAGGATCCACATACTCCGAGCGTGTGTCTGTAACTATCGTGTTGTTGAATATTCTGTCTTCGGTTACGGATTCTCTTCTGATAACCAGATTTCTTGTGGAAAGAATAGTATTTTCTTCGGTCTGTACCAAACCCTGTGCGCGGAAAGAATCTTCGGCAGTGGTTGTACAATTAGAAAGTATATTCGAAGAGTCGTCGATCAATCGCAACAGACGATCGCCGGTTCGGAAAGTCGCAGAGGGCACACCAAATGTGATTCCTTGAGAATATCCAACTCTTCCGTTAACGTCTGTGATTATTGAACCACCGGTAACACCATCAACGCGTACGTATTGTGATATATCTTGATTGTCGAAGAATGGGTATACTCTAACATTCGGGCGCATACCGTCAGCTTTTACGTTGATGTCGATGCTGCGCATAAATGGTACAATACTCACATCTACGATTCGACTGCCGATATTTCGTGTGGTGGTTTCTGGTACCAATCGCGTACGAATACCGGTTCTCGATTGAGCAGATTCTTGTGTTGCTTCCAAACCATAGTCTACACGCTGAACCTTTTTGTTTGTTGTGCCGGGTTTAATAACGCTATGTGGTGGTGTTCTGCCAATTTCACGCCAAACACCGGTTGCAACTGGCGTTCCGGTCCAAGTGGTTTCCCAGTTGTTCCACACAGTTCCAAAGTCAACTTCCGCTAAATCTCCAACCCCATCGTTCTGACCGTTAACGTTCACAACAACGTCCGGAAGTGTTTGCGTATCGATCCAGTCGTCCGACTGAGGAATCATCGTCAAACGTCCATTGAAGTTTGTCACATCAAATGGATTGACGTTGATAGATTTTGAAGCAAATCGTTGCTGTATGAAAACATCGGTTGTGTAGTTGCAAGTAAGCAAACCGTTTGTGTTGAATGTCAATCCCGAAGGAATGCTGCCGCTCAATCCAAAATCCACATACTTTGTGGTGAAGCGTGGTCTGGCTTCCAAGCGAACAGGATCAATTGCACAAAGATGATCTCGATTCAAATAATCTGAATTGGTTCTTGAATCAAAATTATCTACAAATATACCATTTTTAAATTTATTGAGACCGTTTTGATCTTGAATTTCTAAAGTTTTGGCTTCTTTTTCCGCCAAGCTCAAGGTAGTATAATATTCCAAACGATCGATTCTCTTTTCGAGAGAACCAATATCGCGCATTGTGTATCTGCGATTCTTGACGATAAATTTGGTTGTATCTAAGTTAGATTTGGTGTACGGAAGGAACGTTATAGATGCCAAAGTCATAGCATCCGATATATCTTGTGGTTCGGGTGCTTGATCGTTATCGGATATTCCTTGCACGATTCTGAATTCTTTATCGCGTGTGAGCACAACCTTGTCGGTTCTTGGTTGATAGTAACTCCAAGCCATATCAAAAGAATTGCCAATCAGGTTGCA